TAATTCCGCCTGATCCATCGCAGTTTGCTGGCGGTCAGTACGATCCTCGCTATATGGATGCAATGATGCAGTACACGCGGGAATCGGCGATCCAGGAAGCAAGGCAAGCCGTTGCAGCGGAATATCAGCAACGCGAACAAGCACAAGCAGCGGCTCAGGCTCAGGCTCGCTTGGTTGAGGCAGAAGCCGCCACAAGAGCGAAACACGCAGACTATGACGCAGTGATTGAGCAGATTACATCCGATCCGCGATTAGCCAATAATCCAACAATTAGGCAAGCATTACTTGGCATGGATAACGGGCCTGAAATTGCTTACACACTTGGGCGCAATTTGGATGTTGCTTACCAAATCGCAAACATGAATCCCATTCAAGCGGGAATGAAGTTAGCCGAGATTATTGGCACACCGGCTAAACAGGCCAGCAGAGCACCGCAACCAATCCGCCCGATTAACGCAACAGGTAAGCCACCGCGTAACGAGAAATCCTACTCAGAAATGAGTACCGAGGAATATATCGCAGCGCGTAACGCGGAAGATTTAGCAAAGCGACAAGCTATGATGAAGCGTTAAGAGTTTACGTTCCCACCCTCTTACCCCGTCGCAATGATGGGGTTTTTTTTATTTTTATTTTGTGATATAAAGGCACCACGTCTTTCTACCTTTTTGCCGAGGTAGATTGTCAGGCAAGTACAGATCATTCGAGGGATTGGCTCCTATCTGGAAAAAACATAAGGCTAATCACTTTATCTTTTTTCGCTATTATTAGGAGTCACACCATGGCGAATAACAATCTGCTTACCATAAGCATGATTACCAATGAGGCTCTCAGAGTCCTCACCAACCAGCTGGTCTTCACCAAAGCCGTCAACCGTCAGTACGATAATAAATTCGCTATTGAAGGGGCAAAAATCGGCACTACTCTAAATTTGCGTAAGCCACCGCGTTATGTCGGTCGCTCCGGCCCCGCGCTTCAGATTGAATCCGCTGTTGAGACCTACGTCCCCCTGACTTTAGATACTCAGTACGGCGTGGATATGGCTTTCACAACTCAAGATTTGGCTTTGAATATATCTGATTTTTCAGATAGATTTATTAAGCCCGCCGTTGCAGCTATTGCGAACAAAATTGATTATGACGGGCTACAGCAGTTCAAGAATATCTACAACATGGTTGGAACTGTCGGCCAGCTGACCGGCACCCCGACGCTGGCGCAGGCTACCAAGGCCATTCTTGACGCACGCGCTAGACTGAATCAGGAAGCGGCTCCGGTTGATGAAGATAGAATGTTCATCGTTGATCCAACTATCGAAGTGGGTATCGTCAGCGGCTTGACCAATCTGTTCAATCCGGCTGGCACCATTTCAAGAATCTTTAACAAGGGCGCTTTGGGCGATAATACTCTTGGATTCTCGTTCGCCATGGATCAGAACGTGGGCAACTTTACGTCTGGCACTGCCACGGCATTCACCGTATCCGCGCAGGCTGGCGGAAGCGTACAGAACAACGCGCAGTCAACTTTTAGCTTGGCTGTATCGTCTACGTCCGGCACGCTAACTAAAGGAACGGTTTTCACCATTCCTGGAGTTTACGCTGTCAACCCGCAGAATCGCCAGTCTACCGGCGCACTGCGTAACTTTGTTGTGACCGCTGATGCACCTGGCAGCAGCACTTCACTGAGCGTCTTCCCCGTTCCGGTTTTCAGTGGACAGTTCCAGAACGTTACTTCCAGCACCGGCACTATTGGCTCAGGTACCGCTACGATCCTGTCCGGTTCTACCGGCGCGGCTGTATCGGTTCCTAACGCTTTGGCGTTCCACAAGGACGCATTTGCTCTTGGCACTGCTGATTTGATTTTGCCGCAGGGTGTAGATATGGCTGGACGTGCTTCCGCAGATGGTCTGTCGATTCGTTTGGTTCGTCAGTACGACATTAACAGCGATCAGCTCCCCACGAGGCTTGACGTGCTTTACGGCTGGTCAACGATCTATCCCGAACTTGCGACCCGCGTAACCGGTTAATAGGAGTATCTCAAAATGGCAAATCCAGGCCCAAATATCGTAGCCGAATCCGGCATACGCGCTCAGTCAGTTGTTGGTTTTAGTATCACCGGTACTAGTATTGGTGCTAACCTTTCCGCCGAATACACTGTCACCGTTAACGGCCTAGCTGTTGGTGATGTGGTTTACGCAAGCGGCTCAACTGGTAACGCAACCATCATGCTCGGCGCTTATGTTTCAGCGGCTAACACGCTGAAAGTGCGAGTGCTTAATCCTACCGCTGGATCACTGACCCCAGGCAATACCGGTTATTCCGTGCTTGTTGTACGTCCGTATCCAGCAGCGTCTAGTACTGTTGACTTCCTTGTGACGTCAGCCGCTAACTCTGGCGCTATACCCCTAAGCGCATAACAGGGATTGAATCGGGAGGGTTCGCCCTCCCTTTTCTTTAATTACTGAGGTAATCATGGACTTTCCGACTGTAATGCACCATCCACACCGTTATGACTGGTCAGTTGTAATTGAAGATATTGCAGAATACTCACGACTCGCTGCAATCGGATGGATTTCCAACACTGATTGGCACTCTGGTGAGAAGGAGTCAGTCGATATTGTTGAAGAAGTTAAAGAAGAAGTAAAAAAGCGTGGCAGACCGCGCAAAACGGATGACGAATGAAGGAGTTAATCGCTCTACTATTTCTAGCGCGTGAAATTGCTCACAGGGAGCATCTAAAAACGCGATCATTTGCCGCGCATATGGCGTTAAATGAATTCTATACCGGCATTATTGAAAATGCCGATGCGATTGCAGAGGCGTATCAGGGGCAGTACGGCAAATTGTTATCCATTCCGTACATGAAAAACCCTAACAAAGCTTCAATTGAGTCTATTTTTCGCAATCATTTAGACTGGATTGAGAAAAACCGATACAACGACGTGCCTGTTACGCAGACCGCCATACAAAATCTGATTGATGAAGCCGTTTCGACGTATCAAACGGCGCTGTACAAACTGAAATTCTTATCCTGAGATAAACCATGCCTGAGCAATATACTGTACCCGTTCAAACTCCAGCGATTGATTCTAATAATGTATCTGCATCGCTGTCCGGCACCGTTACTAGTGCGACGGCAGTGGTTTTAGACACTTCCGACATGGCTTACCCTCTGACCGTCACGGTCAAGTGTCCGTCAGCCACTACTGGAACGCTGGAATTTTCTACTACTCCAAACGCATACGCAAACGCAGGAACCGCAAACTGGCAGTTTTGGCCTAGTGGTACAGTGGCGGCTTCAACGGCGGTTACGGACGTTTTTAATGGCCGTCTGATGGCGCTTAGAATTAGTCAGGCTTCCGGTTCCGGCGCTGTAATTTACGAGGTGACAGCATGAGTGGTTGGATAGGCGCTTGGGGAAATGCTGCAACGGTTACTAATTTGACTGTTACCGGTAGCGAAGTTATAGCCGTTAATACGTCAACCAATGCTTTAAGAATTACGCAAACCGGTTCAGGTAATGCGTTGTTGGTTGAAGATAGTGCTAATCCTGATAGTAGCCCGTTTGTTATTGATGCAAACGGCAGAACTGTTATAGGAAATACTGCACCGCGATCAATTGGTGGGGATTTATTTCCATTTACTATTGACGGGATTGATTATGCTGGAAGTTCTCCTGCGTTTATTTGTAATTCAAACAATGGAAATCCTGTTTTATTACAGTTGGCAAAGTCACGAGGCACTACGCCAGGAAGCGTTACCAGTGTCGCAAGTGGCGATACATTAGGGCGCGTTGACTTTCGCGGCGCTGACGGCACTGGATTGATCCAAGCTGCAACCATCTCCGCCGCCGTAGACGGCACCCCAGGCACTAACGACATGCCAGGAAGGTTGGTATTCAGCACTACGGCTGATGGTGCTTCGAGTCCGACTGAAAGGGTGAGGATTGATAATGCCGGCAATGTCTACGGCACTTCTGGAACCACCGGCATGACAAATGGCTTCTTTTACATCCCAGCCGCTGGCGGCGCTCCATCCGGCGTGCCGACTGCTATATCAGGTCGCGTTCCAATGTATTATGACAGTACAAACAACAATTTCTATGTGTACAACGGCGCATGGAAAAAAGTGCTATTAGCTTAATTTCTGCAAACACTGTTGGATTAAAACATGACCAATCTATCTAATAAGCAAATCAATCAAACGTTTGAAGGTTTATTGCAAGTTCCTGGTGGAATTACGTCTACTTTGCAAACTGTTCAAGACGGCAATGGCAATCCTACCGGCTTGCAGCTTAGTAGCGCTGGCGCAAATGTAACAACATCTGATACTTTTGTTGCGTCTTTAGATGGTACTCAAATTATTAACACTGTTCCCAGGCTTATTTCTGATGGTTTTGGCGATTACGTTTCTGTCAAGGATTTTGGCGCTGTAGGTGACGGATCAACAAATGATGCAATAGCTATACAAAACGCAATTAACGCAACAGAAGGAGGAACGCTTTTTTTTCCAGAAGGCACTTATTATATTGGAACAACGACATTAAATTTATTAAGCAAATCAAATTATAGATTTGCTGGAACAAACTCAATAATAAAATATGCTGGTAGTTCTTCTGCGTTACAAATTGATAGAAAGAAAAATATATCTATTTTTAGCGGTACTATTGACCTATCTTCTTCAACAGGAAGTGCCGTTGCCCTTTCATGTAGTGGAATTTGGTTTTTAGTCGTCGATCAAACTAAATTTATTCCAGGCACAATATCATCAGGCAGTATTTACATTGAAGGCTATCCAGGATGGGGCGGTTCATATATTATTCAGTTGAACGCATTGGATATGTTTGAAAACGGCGGTTCATACGGTATAAAAACTAGCGGCGCAAATGGTTCTACAGTCACTCATTTGTATATTTGTGGTGGATGGATTAAGCAAAAAAACAATGGAATAGAGTTAGATGGGTTATTTTCCGGCCAACTAATAGACACTGTAATTGAAAATTGTACAACTTATGGAATTAAAGTAGAAGATGTTGCTAGTTATGTTTTTCAACCTGCTGAAATTTCAGGCAGCGGAAGTGGAAATGCAATTTATTTTGACCCCGCACAATCAGCGCAAAATTATGTTTTAACTCCTTCCATGGTAGGAGATGCGATAGATTACACAAATTATAAACCTACAGTTTTTGATGCAAAACAAGTTATATTAAAGGGCAGCACAACTCAAGCGCAAAACAATTTATATTATTCAATTATTAAAACAAATTATGTTTATGATGATGTTTTTAATATAATCGTAAAAGGAGATTCTATAACTCCAGAGACACTTATATTAAAATTTGGAAATTCTACAGGAGTCACATTAAATACTCATTATGAATTGTTGTTTGCAAGAAATGCAAATGTAGCGGCAAAAATTGATGGAAATTCACATTTTGTTCCCGGCTCTGATAATGTACATCAACTAGGACTTGCATCGGCAAGATGGCAAAAGGCTTATGCAAATGAATTTAGGCCTGGAACTGGTTCAGCATTATGGACTTCTGGCTCAGGCACTCCAGAAGGATCAATAACAGCCCCTGTTGGATCGCTGTACACGCGTACAAATGGTGGTGCTGGGTCTACTTTGTATGTTAAAGAATCTGGATCGGGGAATACTGGTTGGATAGCTAAATAATGGCTAAATACTTTACTCTCGATCTTGTCCCACAGTTAGGCGGTCAACTTGGCGATATATCAGTTCGCGTAGTCAATCACGGCACAACGTCGGCAGTATCGTTGTATGCTGATGACACTTTGACCAACCCAATTCCAAATCCGATTATTATGGATTCCTATAATATATCGTTTTGGGTAGCTGACGGAACGGTTCAATATGATTTGATTTTAACAGGCGGCAACCTTCGCGCTGGCGTTACAATTGTCAATATCTGGTCATTGCCTGGCCCGATATGGGCGGATATTTCTACCTTTTGGTTTGATGTAACTTCAGTATGGGCTTGGATTTCTCCCTACAACGTTACTGTTAAAACAATTCAAAATGTCGGGCAACTTTATACCGGCAATGATCTGATTCGCGCCGCTATGAGGCTGATACAGGTATCAGCGGTTGATACTGATCTGACAGCCTCAGAATTGCGCGATGGTTTAGAATCGCTGAACCGCATGATCGACGCATGGGCGTTAGAAGAACTCATGCTGTATCAAGTTACGCGCGAGACTTTCCCACTAGCGGCTAGTCAACTCTCATACAGCGTAGGGATAGGCGGCGATTTTGACACTGTGCGGCCCACTAAAATAGTCGGCGCTTATCTCACAATCAGCACGGGTGCAATTCCTGTTGATTATCCGATGCAGGTCATTGGCTACGATGATTACAATGACATTCGATTGAAAACGCTGCAAACCAACTTTCCCAGTTATTGTTATTATGAGCCGGCGTTCCCGCTTGGCAATTTATACGTTTATCCTGTTTGTGCGGTAAACAATGAAAGCATCACACTGGCAAGCTGGAAACCGCTTGCGATGATTGCTGATCCTACCGCAACCATTAGTTTGCCGCCTGGTTATTGGGAAGCATTGGTATTCAATCTTGCTATTCGTATTGCTGAAGAATATCAATTTGATATGCGACCAACGACTGTTGCACTGGCTGAATCAGCATTGAAAAAGATTAAACGCATGAATCAGCGCACTCTGACGTTGCAAACTGACGTTGCGCTGATGAATACTAGCCAAATGCGTTACAACATTTATGCCGATGGGTATGGGCGCTAATGCCTAGCACAATCAAACTGCCAATTCTCGGCCCTGGCGTTGACGGACGATCACGCGCTATCACCGCTCAAGTTCGCCAGAACATATTCCTAGAAGTCAAAAAAGAACAGGACAAAAGCGCGTTAGTTGCTTACGGAACGCCAGGTTTAAGGCTATTTACTGAATTTGGCGGTAATCCATCACGCGGCATGTGGTGGTTTCAAGCACTTAACTTATTGTACGTTGTAGTCAATAACGAATTGTTTGAGGTTCGTGGTGATGGTATCAGCATTAGGCGCGGTGCTCTGGCTACTGGTTCAGGCACTGTGTCAATGTCAGATAACGGTCAACAGCTAATTATTGTTGACGGTGAAAATGGTTACATTTTTCAACCACAAACAGCCTCATTAGCGTACAGTCGCACACTCACATTGGTGACGGTCACGGAACCGCTCACAAACCGCGTGACAGGCGATGTTGTAACGATTGATGGCGATGCTAACGTTGCTGGTGGAACCTACACCATAACCGTTACAGGTGGCAATACGTGGACGTTTAACACCGTCGCCAGCGGTAGCGCGTCCGGCACGATTAAGGTAGTTAATAACTTCAGGAATATCACATCGGCCAACACTGGCGTTGATTTTCCTGGCGCTAACACAGTCGTCTTTCTTGATTCCTATTTCATCATTAACAATCCTGGCACCAAACAGTTTTGGTTGTCAGGTCAATATGACGGGCTATATTGGGACCCGTTGCAATACGCCAGCAAAGAGGCGTATACGGACGACTTGCAAGCCGTTACAGTCGATAACGGAAACTTGGTTTTGCTTGGTGCTATATCTCAAGAATACTGGCAGAATGACGGCGGTTTCCCGTTTCCATTGTCACGCATCGCTGGCTCACCAACTGACATTGGCATCGCGGCGCGTTGGTCAATGGCTCGATGCGGTGGACAGTTATTCTATTTAGGACGCACGCGGCGCGGTGGGTTGTCAGTCGTTAAGATTCAAAACTATCAGCCTGTTGTTGTTTCTACGACTGACTTAGACTATCTGTTTAGTCAATACAGCAATCCAGGCGATGCTATCGCGTTCAGCTATCGCCAAAACGGTCACGAGTTTTATCAGATTTCATTCCAGCAAGAAGGCGTAACGTGGCTGTATGACCATACAACTGAGGTATGGTCAAAACTGCAATCAGGCCATGACACGCGGCATTATGCAAATCGCGGCACTCAGTTTATTAATCAAGAGATTGTTGCCGATTATCGCAACGGCAAACTGTATTATCTTGACCCCGAACACTTCACCGACAACGGCGAGGAAATAGCGCGGGAACTGATAACACCTCATTTTTTCGCGGCTGATTCATTCAACAAATTGCACATCTATCGATTACGGTTAGACATGGAACAAGGCACCGGCCTAGTGACTGGTCAAGGTTCAAATCCTCAAATAATGTTGCAGGTTAGCCGTGATGGTGGTTTTACTTACGGAAATGAAATGTGGACTTCATTCGGACGCATGGGTGAGTACAACAAACGTGCTGAATGGCGGCGATTGGGAGTATCACGCAATTTTGTTTTCAAGTTTAGAATCACTGATCCTGTAAAAGTAATCTTTATTGCAGCGGCGGCGATGGCAACTCAGGCGGATAAGTAATGACATTCCCCCAGCCACCATTCCAGTCTATTGCCACCGACGCTAACGGCATAATGAAGCCGGTGTGGAAACAATGGTTTGACCGTGTGCAGACGATTCTTTCAGCGGTCATGGGTAACGGCGCAACGGCTAACCGTCCAACATCATACGCTTTTACTGGTCAGCCATATTTCGATACCGATCTTGGTCAGCCTGTATTCTGGAATGGTACAACGTGGATAACATGGGCAGGCCCAGCCGCACAAAAAGCATACGGCCAGTTCTACGATAACTCTGACCAATACGCGGCTAATACCACAACGGCTTATCCTGTTCAGCTAGATACCATTGATGGGCATTATAACGTGACTGTTGTAGCGTTAACTCGCGTAACATTTGCGGTTGCAGGTGTGTATAATTGCCAGTTTAGTATTCAGTTTGTCAGTACTGAAAATAATGCAACGCAACCGTCAGAAGTTAACATTTGGTTTCGACTTAACGGCGTTGATATTGTTGAAAGCAATAGTCAGTACACAATCCCGAATAAACACGGCGGCCATGACGGTAAACTGATTGCGGCGTTAAACTTTATTCAAGCGGTCAATGCTGGCGATTACATTGAACTGATATGGCAAACTGAAAACACTAACATTTCAATTCAAACCTTACCGGCAGGCACAACGCCAACAACTCCGGTGACACCTAGCGTTATATTCACAGCGATTCAAATCTGAGGTCAAACATGTTGAAAAAAGGATGCAGCAAGGAAACCATAGCCAAGAATATCAAGACTGAGGTGAAAGCTGGAAAGCCGGTTAAGCAGGCCGCTGCGATTGCTTACAGCATGGCGGGTAAGTCTAAGCCTAGCAAGAAAAAATGAGCAACGCGCTTCAGCTAACACCAAAGCAAAAGATTGCAGCTTTGTTGGCAATGATGCAATCCAGTTATGAAAATAACTCACTGGTAGAGACTGACGTACCGATTGAACATTATCACGCTGAAGGATTGTACGGGCGCAGAATGTATTCTCCCGCCAATACGCTAATCATTAGCAAAGTGCATTGTTCACAACAATTTACTATTGCGCTCAGAGGTAAATGTCGCGTGTTGGATCAGGACGGCAACAAGTATGATATTGAAGCGCCGTCCGTGTTTGTGACTGAAAAAGGCACGCAACGCGCAATCTATTGCTATGATGAAGTTGAATGGATAACGGTTCATTCTAGCGATTCGACTGATATAGATGAAATTGAATCTAAGATATTTTGCGATAGTTTTGAAGAATTTGACTCTAAGATGAGTATTCACGAATTGATTACGGCGGAGCATTGACATGGCAGGAATAATCACAGCGGCTGGTATTGCTGCGGCGGGATCATTAGCTGGCGCTGGAATTAGCGCCGCTGGTGCATCCGCTGGTGCGGCGCAACAATCAAAAATTGCTAAACAGCAAATGGCATATCTTCGTGATATGTATAACAAAAGCGAAAGCAATCTAAACCCTTACATGAAAACAGGGCGACAAGCCACCAAAGCATACCGCGAACAGATGAAAGGGTGGGCTGATCCTGAACAGTATGCACAGTATCAAACTGATCTGAGCCAGTACCGCACACCGTACACTATGGAGCAGTATCAGCAGTCTCCGCTGTATACGCCAATGGTTCGCAATCTCGCGGAACTGCAAGCAACTCCTGGCTACCAATTTGAACTTGAGCAAGGATTGCAGGCATTAGGACAGGGTGCAGCGGCACGCGGTGGATTGCTGTCTGGCGCTCAACAAAAAGCCGCTATGAAATATGGTCAAGGCGTTGCATCAACTGGTTTTCAAAATGCGTGGGAACGCGCACAGCAAGCTTACGGCAGAGCGTTTGAGCAGAATCTTAGCCAACAGCAACAGTATGGAACGTCGCAATTACAACAGAATCAACAGAACTACGCGCAACGGTTAGGATCACGCGGGCAAGCAGCTAACATCTATGGCGGCGCGGCTACTTTAGGCGCTGAATCAGCGGCTAATTTGGGACGCATAGGAACCGGCACAGCGGCTGAAATGGCAGCGCCGTATAGGTCACTTACAGAAGCGAGTGGCGTTGGCGCAATGGCCCCGTATGCGGCCATAGGCGGCATTTTATCTAACGCTGGATCAATTTATAACGCTGGTCGCGGTATTTACGACGCCACTCAGAATACTGGTTCAATTAGCGGAAGCACTCCCAACAGTCAGCTACCATGGGGGATGCGCGGTGATAATTGGCAATATGGCATTGGCAAATAACTTAGAGTAAAAACATGGGCGATTTAACTGAATTGTATAGTAACCTGTTAAGCCAAGCCGCTGACCCGATGCGCGGTTATCGGGCAATGCAAGAACAGGAAGTTCGCAACATGGAATTGCTAGACAAGCGCAGACAGTTTGAGGCTGAACAGCAATTACGTGAATTGTTCCAGCGCAATGCCAGCCCGAATGTGTCTGAAATCGGCGCAATTAGCCCGCAATTTGCCCAGCAGTACAGCAGAAATCAGTTTGATATGATGAAGCAACAAGCTGACATGCAAAACATTGCAAGCCAAATGGCAGAACGGCAACGCAGGCAAGTATATGAAGAATCTAAAATAAGAGCGCATACTTTCGCACCGATTGCAGAGCAATATAAGCGCGATGTGACAACCATGGGCGAACAGCAAGCGCGTGCAAAATATAATGCTGATATGGGTTTTGCCATTGCTGCTTTAGAAGATTCTGGTATTAACATTCCTGAAAATTTTAATCCAAAAAAAGCAACGCCAGACGCAATTTTGAATACAGCTATTGGCTTTGATTATAAATCACCATACATGGAACAACAGGCGGCTATTGGAACGGAAGCCGGTAAGCGTAGATTGCCAAGCATATACCCAACGGCGGAAGGCGCAGTGTTAATGCCTGGGACTCCAGAGCAAGGCGCACCGACTTCTCAGCCCGCTGAAGTACAGACGTCAAACTGGCAACCATCGCGGATGACAGATGACGACATTAAAAAAATGAAAGAACAATATAATGCCTTAAAAACCGGTGATCCTGAAAAAGATAGAATCGGCAAACTGATAGACGCTGCTATGACGCAACGCTTGCCTTCTGGTAAGTTTCTAACACCCGAAGAAGCGCGAGAAATCCGGCTTCAAAATAAAGTTCGGGAAACTAAGGAAATTGAAGCGGCTAAAAGCGAAGTAGAAAAAAAGGCAGAAGCAAAAGATAAGTTTGCGCTGATTGCGGCATTACCTAATGATTCAGAAGTGTTGGATTTATTACAAAAATCAATCACTGGCGCACCTGAAGCATTGCTTAAAGGCCCAGTTGCATCAGCGTTGCATATTGAAAATCAAGCGCAAACATCAACTACAGTGCTAAAATCACTGGCGCAAACGGTGAAAAACTTAGCTACAAAAGCTAAAGGCGATCTTAATCTGCAAGAAGTAAAGGATTATGATGCGGCTATGGGCGCTCTGGCGAATGAAGATTTAACGCCCATGGCGCGATACGCGGCCTATACAACGGCTGTCGGTATTGTAAAGCGCAAATTATCAGCACAACATCCAGACCTTGCCGCACAATATCAAGGCAATGCTCCAAAGGATGCTATACCAACACCAAAGACAATAGAAGAAGCTAAAGCGTTGCCAAAAGGTACAGTTTTTAGAGTGCCGGAAACTGGTGAATTGAGGATAAACCAATGAGCGAATGGGATCAATTTCCGAAAGCAAACGATTGGAATTCTTTTCCATTGGCTTCAACGCCAATGTCACCGGCTAAAGCGTTTGGCGCTGGATTAGGTTATGAACTTAAGCGTGGCGCTGCTGGCATTGCAAGACCTTTTGAGCGTTATCTTCCTGAGTCATTGCGTCCGGCATCACCAGAAGAATTAAACGCAGCAGAACAAGAGTTGGCTATGCGTGGCGGCGGATATGGAACCGCAGGGCGAATTGCTGGGGAGATTGCAAAGTCAGCGCCAGTTATGATGATTCCTGGCGTTGGATTACCAAGCGCAATCGGTCGCGTTGCTACTAGTGCTGGACTGGCGGCATTATTGGAACCAGAAAAGCGCGGACAAGCGGCTTTATATGGCGCTGGTGGTGCGTTAGGCGGTGAGGCAGTGCCTTACATTGGCGGCACCATTAAACGCGCTAATGAGCCATTATATGAAGGCGGTCAACAAAACATTATAGCGCGGGCTTTACGTCGCTTTGTTGGTGGACGATCAGAAGATATTGCTCAAGAATTGACCGCTGCAAAATCAATGACGCCAGGCGTTGAATATACCGCATCTGAAGCAGCACCAAGCAGCGGCGGATTAGCGGCTATGCAAAGATGGGCGGAACAAGCGGCCCCAGAAGATTACGCATTTAGGCGCAAACAAAATGTTGAGGCAAGAAGGGCAGCTTTAGAAGGTATTGCTGGATCAGAGCCGGAAAGGTTAGCGGCATTAGCTGAACGCGAAAGCGTTACAGAACCATTGTACAAACAAGCTAGGTCTGAAATGGTGCCGGTGGATGAGTCTTTACGTACTTTGTTAAAGCGTCCCAGCATGCAAAGTGCATTTAATCAGGCAAAAATTATATCTGCCGAAAAAGGCAAGCCAATCCCAGCAGATTTAGAAAAAGCTATTTTGTCCGGTGAAATTCCAGCAGAAATATCC